CCTGAAGAACCACTTGTACCTGAAGAACCACTTGTACCTGAAGAACCACTTGTACCATTAGTTCCAGAAGAACCACTTGTACCACTAGTTCCATTAGACCCTGATGTTCCTGACGTACCTGAAGTTCCTGAAGAACCTGAAGAACCGTTTGTACCTGAAGACCCGTTTGTTCCGCTTGTACCTGATGTTCCTGACGTACCTGAAATACCACTTGTCCCTGAAATACCACTTGTTCCTGAAGAACCGTCTGTTCCTGAAGAACCGTTAGTTCCTGAAGAACCGTTAGTTCCTGAAGAACCGTTAGTTCCTGAAGTACCACTTGTACCTGGAATACCATTAATTCCTGATGTTCCTGAAGAACCACTTGTGCCCGCTTCACCATCAACACCTGAAGAACCACTTGTACCGTTTGTACCACTAGCACCTGAAGAACCACTTGTACCGTTTGTACCACTAACCCCTGAAGACCCTGATGTTCCTGATGTTCCTGAAGAACCGTTAATACCACTTGACCCCGAAGTTCCATTAGTTCCTGATGAACCTGAACCACCTGAAGCAGTGATACCTGTAACAACTACCGTAGTTCCATTACTATTATATAAATCTAATTGGCTAGTTGCTGAGAAATAAGTACCCCCTGTTAAACAACAATCTTCAGGAAATATCCTCCATCGAGCATTTGCTCTTGTAACCCCCGAAACACCTTCAATTGTACTACCTGTCCACGCATTTATAAAGTTTTGACCTGCTACACTATTATTCCTAACTTGAGTGTCATAAGGGTTGAATGTTACGGTACCTGTGGCACCTGTGGCTGCATTCCATAAAGATTCGTAGTTATCTATCTGATATTGATACGCTAACCCTGTTTGGTTAACATAAACAATCATACCAATTCTTCTTCTTCCTGATGAGAAATTATCTGAATTTAAATTAACATATGATGGATTAAATGGAGTTCCATTACCAATATATAAATTGATAGGTACTGTGTTTGCCGATAAGGTTTGTAAACCAATTCCTGAAAAGGTTAATGAAAGGTCGCTAAGATTAGCAACTTCCATCCAACCACCGATACCAAGTACACTGTAATCGGTACCTTGCACAGAATTTCTCGGAACACTATATGGTGCCGCTAAAAGTTGAGCGTTTAATGGATTTTTATATGGAAATGACATCAATCTTTTTTACTATAATTATTCCGAAATTAACTTTTAGTTTCCCCTTTAAAATAAAAATTATTTGTGGCTGGTGTTGACGGTGGTAATAACGTCGATGCGGAACAATATAATACACGGTAAACTCCCGCAGGAATTGACGCTCCTGAAGTTACTGTGACGTTAGTTGTTGAAATTGTGGTCGCCGGAGTTAATAAAACGTCAAAACCACAAGGTGGTGACATATACCCGACATCTATCGTCATATTATTCATAACTCCTCCTACACCCGCTAATGGTATCCACACAGAATAGAAATAATATTCGTTAGGGTTTATATTTGAAGTACTAATTGTAATAGTTTCAAATGTATATTGGTTAATAGAACATCCGTATCCGTCTGTACCTATACCTGGCGATTGTCTAATTAATCCATTAAATGTTGACACAGGTGTCATAAAGTTACCATCAGAACCTGATGTAAATCCTGAATAAGAAATGTACTTATCCATCATATAACTATAATTAGGGTTTGTCGGGTCAGCCCATCCACCACTACTATATCCATACCAATCAACATTAGTATCGACAGTAACACCATCACTTAAGTAATACATATAACTTCCTAATTTATATACAGATGTCGATGAACCACCATTATCTTGAGGTTCAGGTACCACATAAGCGAATAATGGAGGTACAGTTGGTGTTGGGGTTGGTGTTGGTGTTGCGGTTGGTGTTGGGTTTGAAGTTCCCGTTGGCGTTGGTGTTGGTGTAACAGTTTGAGTTGGTGTAACACTTGGTGTAGGTGTAGGAGTTGGGGTTACCATTGTTGGTGTTGGTGTGGGAGTTATTGGAGAACAATCTTCAATACTAAAAGTTTCACAGTTATTAGCGTCAACTATTTTAACCATAACCGCAGGAGCATTTAAGAAAAATGAGGGTACAGGCACACTTACAACAGGAGGAACCGTTCCCGGAATAGTTGTAACAAACTGACAATTACTACCGTAGGCATCACAAATGGTCACCTGATAAGGTGGTGTTCCGTTAATATTCGTTATTAATATTGTTGACGCCAAATTTTAGTTTATTTATAAATACTTTTTATTACGGAATTAAAATAAGTTTTCCGTGATTTTTGAAATTTAGTACGTTAACTTTTAGATTTAAATTTTGAAGAAGTAACTCATCTAAGTTAGTTTTATCAGGTCTATCGGATAATAATACGTCATAATCCGATTGTTCGTCCCAAATTCCGTGTTTGTAACTTCCAAACACACATACTTCAATTTCTTTAGAATAGTAATTACAAATAAACTCTTTTATTCTTATAAAATTTTCTTGTTTTTCTTTTGGAAGTTCTTTGAAGTCTTCTAACGGGGTTCTTCTAATTCTTTCTCTCCCTTTATGAACCACGGTATTGTCTTCCATTATTCTATAACAGTTTTATATACCAAATTTATACCGTCACAAGTACTTCCGTAATACATAGGAATAGTAATACCATCCCATAAAGTCACGGTACCGTCAGAGTAATATATAAGCTCATACCCAGATGACGCCGCAGACGCCACTTTAATTGAGAATGTATCTGTTAGAGGACTTATAATATAAAATCCTGCAGTACTTGTGACATCAAGAGGTAACCCTGTTTTAGCGATACCTGAAACTTGAGCAGAATAATTAGTTAATCCTAAGGAATAAAATACACTATTCATAAGTTGAACAAAATTAAGGTAAGTATGTCCTGTGGTTCCTCCCATAGTACAACCTGATATAACGTCGTTTAAAACAGGAACAATATTAACATTACCGACTGTAACCAAATCCGAATATGGCATTCCCGTAATTAATTCAGTACCATTAACCACTACACTATTAACCGATAAATCTAACAGTCCACCACCTCCAAAACGACAGTTAGGACCTAAAACATCAATAACAAAATCAGGAGATTCGACCATTGAGTACCAACAAGCTTTATATATTTGACAACAAGTTTCGTTATTGTTTAAAATACCTCCCGTTATATCAACCCAATATGGTGTGGTATTTGCACTAACACAAATAATTCCTTTATCCTCAGTAGTAGGATATTCAATAATTGACAATATTCCTTCACAGTTGTAATAATATAAAGAAGGGTTAGGTCCCGTTATTGTTGAGTTGTTCCTGTCCCAATACCACTCATAACATGGACAAATAGGTTCAATTGTTGGTGTTGGGGTTGGTGTTGGGGTGTTAGTAGGTGTTAATGTTGGTGTTGTCGTTAAAGTTTGTGTCGGAGTAGGAGTTGGTGTTATACAAGGTCCTAAATAAGAACTATTTATTACCGCACCATTATCCCAAGTATTTAATGGGTCTGGCCCACTAATCGGAAAACTATTAGTCGGGTCAAAATCAATTACATTAAATAAATTAGAATATTGTGAAAATTGGTCCCCTAAACTTGCTCCCCACTGCCAATCAGCATATATAGTATCACCATTACACCAAACGTATGTATTTCCGTAAGTTGTTGGTAGTATCCAATAATACTTACCATATAATGTTCCACTTGAGACAATATTCATTCTTATAATATTATTACAATCAAACACATAATCAGTAGTAACATCACAATATTCAAAACACATTACCGGTAAACTTGTAGGTGTTGGGGTTGGGGTCGCAGTCGGTGTTGGTGGAGGAGTTTCACAACATATATTGTAAATTATTTTAATGTCTATTTTAACATTTTTATCTGATAAATATTTTTCACAATTAGTAGTTAATTGTAATGTATTTGTTTCTGCATTTAAATAAAACGACCCCAAACCTGTCACACCACTCAATAAACCATTTAAAGCGTCAACATATTGTTGGTCAGTAGGAACATCTAACAATGAAGTGGTTGTATAAAAATTACTCGTATATCCACTATCACCAATATTCAATACGACATTGAATTGAGCAATTTGTAGTTGACAATTAATCTCACCTTCGGTTAAATCGTAATAACCTTGGTTCAACATTTGAAGTAGTCCTGTTTTAGAGGATGCGGTTTCAACAAAAGTACCTTCACAAATATTGACCAATTGATAACTGACATAATTTGAACTACAAGTTATGTTTGTACTTCTAGTTAAAGAACATCCTTCAGAGTCAGTAACTAATAACGAATAAGTTCCCGCACTTAAATTAGTAACATAGATGCCTGTTTGAGCTCCAACGTTTGGAGACCAAGATAAAGTAAATGGTGGCTTACCGTTAGTGATTAAAGCGGTAATAGTACCTTCACTACCACTACCACAACCTGTGTTAGATAGATTAAATTGAACCGACTCGCTACTTTCAACAGGAACTGAAATTGTTTGTACACATCCTGTAGTATCTGTAACAATAACATTGTAAACCGCAGAATTTAAATTACTAAAAGTAACAGAAGGTAATGAAGTATTTGGAATTGTTTGACCAGGTATTTGATATGTATAAATTCCCGGTACACTCGGAGTAATTTCAATAGACCCATTTGTTAATCCACAACTTGTGTTAGTTACATTATAAGATAAGGTAAATTTATTATCATTACTTATAAAAACTAATGTCTGATATGAACAACTACTAGAATTTGAAATTGTTAAAGTGTATAATCCTGTTGGTAAATTATTAAAGACAACGCTAGTTGCGGTAGTCGCACTAGTTGTCGAATTACCATGAGTATCGGTAATATTATATGTGTAAGGACTTGCACCTCCAACAACGCTCGCAGTAATACTACCGTTATTTGAATTACAAGTTGAATTTTGGCTCGATACACCAACAACGGTGAATGAATTTGGCGTTGATAATGTTATAACCCCTGATGAGGTACAAAGACCCGCATCTGTAACATTAACCGTATAAATACCTGAAGACAGATTGTTATATGTAAATGAAGAAGAATACGATATATCATTTTGACCGTTAGATAGTTGGTAATAAAATGGTGGAGTACCACCTGATAAATTGACCGTAATCGCGCCGTCCGATTGAAAACAACTTGGTGGTGTAGTAACCATATTAACAACCCCTAATTTTGGAACGGTTAAAACATCAATCGATTTTTGGAGAGAACACCCTCCACTATTAGTTACGGTAACACTATATGTTCCCGCAGTTAGTCCTGTTATTGACGATGTTGTTTGTCCATATGGAGACCATAAATAAGTGTATGGTGAATACCCTGTTTGTCCCGTAACATATATTTTACCTGTTGGAATCCCTGAACAATTTGAATTGTCTATAGCATATAAACCAAAATCAAATGAACTTGAGTTACCAATAGTTACGGTACCCGTATTCCCACTACAACCTCCACCATCAAATACATTAACATAATATGTGTCAGCACTTAATGAGTTAAAAATCTGTAGTCCTGAAAAGGTACTTCCTGAAGTTATATATCCATTAGTTGTACTATATAAATAATAATTGGCACTAAGTGAAAATGTTGTTGCGGTAACACTTATTTGTCCGTTGTCCAAATCACAAGTTGTATCATTAACCGAATAAACACTACAACAAACACCTGAAGACGCTAAAGCCGAACCATAAAGAGTTTGCGGAGTTGGGCTTGTGGAGTCGGTAATTAAAAACTGATATGTCCCTGCGGATAATCCTGTTCTAATTGAACTTGTCGTAATACCAGGGTCAATACCTAAATTTGGAGAATACCAATCTATAATATATGGAGAAACTCCTCCTGATGGAAATAATTCCATAATTCCTGAACTTGTGTTCTGACAATCTCCTGTTATTGATATAAAATAATTTAAAGCCATTAATTACAACTTATACTAAAATTTAATCCGACATTTAATTCGAATTGTTTATTTGCGAGTGTTGACTCACAACCTGAATTAGAAACATACAAAGTATTTCCACTAAACGAATAATTAATACCATTATTAATTAATGAAGGTAAGTAAGTATCTAAAGATTGTTTCCAATAATCATTTGACGGAACGTCCAATAAACCATAACCTGTATATATTTTTTCTTGTATTAAAATATCCCCATCAATTCTTAAATCAAGATACCAATCAGTTATCAAAGTATTAATTAAACAATCACTAATATTAATAGATTGATTAATTAAATAAGTTTGTAATGTTTGATATAATAAATCACTAAATGAAGTTGCGGTAGAGTTTCCTGTTAACCAAGGATATATTGGACAAGAAACCGTATCATCAATACAATTATAAGGGAATAAACTTCCATTAAGTTTACAAGGGTCACAAGGTACCGGAATAATTTGACAACCTCTTTGAATTCTATACACAAATTTTTGTCTATGGAATATTGAATTTTCAAACTTAACCCCTCCTTGCCATATTGTAGTTGCGGGAATCATTTGTTCAACCAATCTAATCCAATAATCCCCTAAATTATTAACATAACTAATCATACTTTGATAAGTAAAATTATCGTTAGGTATTCCAATCGCCTCTTGAGATTCTAAGTACTTCCAATAGATTGATTGTAAAGTTGGATATCCCCCTGTCTTACCATCAGAAATTAATTGTCTATTTCTAACGTTAATCATATTAACCCAAAATGTTTGAGCAAACTCAAAGAAGGATTTTTTACTTGGTTGAGGATTTATTACTGTCCAATCAACACCACCAGGTTGTGGATATGGAGACGTTAGTCCTGTACTTGGTATTGGATAGTTATATTTTTTAGACATATACCAAACATCATACGCTAACCCTTGTGCAGGGTTTAAGAATAAATCAACATTCTTAACGTTTAATGCGAATCTATCATCCTCAATATAATAATAGGCGTCGTAGTTTGAACTACCATTTCCAATTCTTAACCCATTATCCGTGATTGGCCAACTTTTCTTATTGTCAATAGTTCTAACAAGTTTAAAACCTTCCTTCATATATGGAAAAGTTCTAAATCTTTCTAAATATTTTTGACCGTAACTAAACGGTTCAAATTCTGTTTGAATATTAAAGTTTTGACCCGTAAATGTACTATTTGTTTTATTAACGACTTGTGGGCTTTGGTGAGTTTCAACTAATTCAAACCATCCTGACCCTTTTTGGAAGAAGTAATTTTCAGTATCAGGCGGAGACATAGGGTATCCAAGTTCATTTACAGGATAATCTTCAAAACTAACATCCGCATCTAACGTAACAATTTCTGTTGTAAACCCAGTGTAAAGATTACCTAAAATTGTAAAAGTGTTTCCACTATCATAAACAGTAATTTCTTCTGAATAAGTTCCTCCTGATATTTGAGCGTATTGTGAACCAAAACTACCCATGTTGATTTTTTGTCCCGCAATATAGATATTCTCATTAAACTCAATTAAAGCTTCAGGGGCCCCAACTAATCTTAATAAAAATTCAATAGATTTTCTAGTTCCTTTAGATTTAAAGAGATATGCAGAATTTAAAATTAAGTTTCTATAGAATTGATAATTTAATTCTGTAGGAGTTACCGATGTTGAATAACCCGGGTATTGAACTTTACTATCGTTACCAAAAACAGAATTTAAAAAGTTCTCGTTGGTAACCGGCGAGATATTAACTTTCCAACCCACTGTTTCTGCTAAATTTTTAAGTAGTTGAGAAGGGATGTCATTCTTAACGGTATAATTAACTGAGTTCATATTTGCTAACGCATCTATGAATTTTTTAATCTCGTCAAAACTTCTACCGTATAAACTTAATACTTTTTGTACTCTTTGGTCTTCGGTATCAAACTCCTTAAATGACTCTGTGGTTAAAAATCTACTAACAAGATTTGTTCTAAAAGCATCTAAAGAACTTGTAATATCATTTAACTTATCAAGATAAGAATCAAAAGATGGTGTCCAAATATCTAAATTCCAAATACCATCAATAGGCCAAGTAACTTTATCGTAATCAACATAATTAACCCCATCATCAGATTGTTTTGGGATTTGAAATGTTGCGGTATACTTTGGAACTATTAGTCGATTCAATAAGAATTTTTCAACCTCATCAAAAGGTTCAATAAATGATTTGTCACTATAAAAACTGTTAGGTCTAATTACTAAATTTTCAATAAATTCAGATTGCCCTGAAAATGGATTACCGTTAACCGTTACAGATATTGTTCCTGAGTATAAACTATTTGAAGGAGTTAAAGTTAGAAACTCATATTCATCTTCCTCAACAAATAATGAGTATTTTAAGAACTCGACAGTCATGTTTCTTAATCCAGAAACTTTGTTTTCTTTAACTTCTAAATTTCTTGTTGCGTTTGTTGAAAAGTCAATCCCAAATGGATTAGTTAATTTTTCAACATCTAAGTCAAACGTAGTCGTATGACTAACCCCATCATAAACACAATTATATGCGGTATGTCCTGTGGTAAAATCTCGATTTAAATTATAAACCTCTAATGCCGCAGGAAAATAATTAATAATCTGTTGTATCGATGTTGAGATTCTTTTGGTTAAAGGTCCATATAAGTTAAATTTGGTAATTTCACTTAAATCAAAATTAGGATATACTCTAAAATCCTTAGCAATAATCGCTTTTGATTCTAAAACACTTCCAATATTTAATTGTTCTAATGATATTGGTGATGAAAAAGCCCCAATGTTAAAATTTCGATTAACCTTTTCAGTTATAGATGTGGTAAACTCAAAATTACCCTGCGTAAGTCCTCCACCGTCAACAATTTGTAGTCCTACAATGTTATCGGAAAAGGTCCCTGCACCGCTAGATGGTCTCGGAGGGTATCTATAGAATTTTCTTGCCATTATTGGGTTATATTTGTGAAGTTTTTACTAAAATCAATATTACTGCCTCTATCTTCCCTAACTTCAAATAATAATTTATTATACTCATCTCTAATTTCGTAAAGATTGTATTGTCTGTATATATTATTGGCAGTATCGTAAATTGTGTAGATACCGTCATCAATAGATTTAGTTTGATTACCATAAAGCGCTATCGCCAACGTAGAAATATCATGTTCAACTATTTCAATATCCATAGTAATAGGATTAAAGAAAGTATTAGTCATTATAATGTTCTGAGCCGGTTGACCAATAAATGGAGTGGCGTTTGGTTTATTAGTTGGTGCCGATGATGGCGATAAAGTACAAAACATTAGATTTGTAACCCCCTCAACATAACGATACCTAATGGCCTTTTGTGCGGTATTTGTTAAATTCTGAGTAACAGGTTCACAATAAAAATTAGAAGTAACTATTCTGAAAAAATTAGGAATTTTAGTTCCATCATCATTTAAATACTCAACTCTAAACCCAACAAGTCCTTGCGATATAAACTTATTTTTAAATTGATTTGGGACGTTATCAAGATTAATAACGATTCCTTTAACATTTGGCAATGCGGATAAAACCCCACAATCATTGATTTGAGTTCTTATTTGTGCGGGTCTAATATACAAAGTGTATATCCCTAACTTATTAAATTCGTCTGCAGGTAGTTTTAAATTATATAATCCACCTAATATTTCGATGTCGGCATTACCACCAGTACTATTATTATTAAAGTAAGGTCTTAATATGTTTTTCGCATCTAATTTTTTTAATATAAAATTATCTGTCGCATCTCTTGATGGTGTATAATTTAAAATTATCTCAACATCTTCAGGAGAAACGTCAGAAGGTCTTATGGTACCGTATGTTCCTATTGCCATTTTATTTCATTTAATTAATAAATAGTTTATTCCTCTTTTTTCAATTATATTTTATTGAGTTACTACATTAAAAAACCCATATCCGTAATTTAGTAAATCTCCCAAATTATCAACTTCCCCTAATCTTTCAATTCTTTCTAATGCACTGTTCTTGCCTCTCTCAATAAAAATGTCAGATTGGACTTCAGGGTCGCTTACAACATTCAATAATGATTCTTGTTTTGTTAACGCCATTTCAACCATCCAATCTGAAGTTAATCCTGATGAGTTTAAAAAATAAATCGTACTACCATTGTTAAAATCAATATAGTTCACATCTTCAATAGTGTAACCAGTATATGAAGGTATCGGTAGAATATTAATGTTAGTCGTAATTTGACCGTAGTTAATACCGTTTTTCTTTATCCAAGTATATGGTTGATATTTTGTAACCCCGTATGAGACTAATTCATTGATTCTTGAATTGGTATATCCTGAAATCACAAATGGTACTGTTGTATAGTTATTTGATGTTTGAGCGGCAATCGTGTTTACCGAATCACCTGTAAAAATAAAATCATAGGATATTGGCGTTGCGGACCATGAACCAATATTTGGGGTAAAGTACGCAGTTCCAAGTGGATTAGGGATAGTAGTACCTGTAAACGGAACAACAACAGTTTTTTTAACGGTGTTAATTCCCCAAGGGTTTGTTTGAGATAACGTTATTGTATATTCCCCCGGATTTAAATACGGGTGTGAATAATAATTCGGTGCGGTAGAGGTTATGGTTAATGGTAACGAACCGTCTCCCCAATCAACAGAGTAAGTTGATAAGGATAAAAACGTTTTAAATTCTTGGTCAGAAGTATTGTAAAAATAATAGGTATATGGTGAGCCCGTTGTTGCAGAAAAAACAAAATTCTTAACAACGTCAGATTGCATTATTGCTCCGTCAAATACCGAGTAATATCCAATATCTACGGCACTTTCAGTAATCATTATTGGTATAGTTAAACCTGTCAATAAAGATGTTCCTCCGGTACCTCCACTTAACACTTCCGCCATAGGTAAATAATATCCCGTAGTCCCTGTCGGATAATCAATGTGGTTAGTAAACCCTGTAATTATACAACATCCTTCAGTATTACCTGTCAAAACTTTATAATAAGTTGGCGTTCCCGTATATGGTAGATTGATTAAATCACCAATAATAACCTCAGGAGAAATTTTAATATAGTACTTATCTTCGTGCATTATGGATTAATATATTCATACCATTTTATTGGGCTAATTTTATGTCCGACCTCAACATCAACACCACTATTAATATCATATACTTTATAAGTATAATTTGAATAATCTAAGACAACTTTATAATAGAAAAACAAATCTTGATTAAAATTAAATTTTGATATTCCACTTAGACTTGATTGTGGTCTATTCATCATTTTAATAAAATATCCATTTTTAGCATCAAAAAATTTAACACTCATATAAAAAGTATTAATGTTAAGGAAGTCTCTCTTTTTTAACCAATATATGAAAAACCCTTCTTTGTCCCCTAAAAAATCTAAATTGAACGCGGGTCTTTTTATTTGTTGTACAGACCAACCAACCGTAGCGCCTGTGGTTAATCCTTGTTGTGTCGGAATTATTAATGTTATATAATTTGTTTGGTCTTTTTGATTTGTCGAATCATATAAATCAACTTTAAAAAAAGATTTTTTAAATGGGTTTGCATAGTAGAATATTTCCTGAGGAGTAAATCCTTGAGTAATATATGATGAATTCCAAATAGTATTAGCACTTGTCGCGCCACTTGGAGCAAAATAAAATTCATAGTTTATTGAGGTATCCATTGGGCTTCCAATGATATTAACATTATTTGCAAACGCAAATCTTGCAACTTCAAAATCCTTATCTTCGTTAAGTACTTCTTTTACCGCAGCTTTTTCATACTCAACCATATCGTTAGTTCTATCTCCAAAATCCCAAGTCATTTCAATTGGGATGTCAATAACCTTATCAGTTGATTTTGGTAATAATATTTTAAGTTTACTCACAGTCATCGGTAATCGGTTGTGCTATTGCGGATATATCTTCAGCAACATTCCCTTCAGGAAATACTCTAAAAACAATATTTGTTGATGGGTAATGTACCCCGTTTATAAATGGAAAATCAGTCCCATTACCTGATTCATCCTTAAAACCATAAGTATATAAATCTCTCCATATTAATAACCCTTTATATTGGGAATAATACGCGTAATCAGGAACTCCTTCGATATTATTAATATCCCCTTCTTCAATATAATCAGAAAACACTTTAAGTGTTATCGGATGGTGGGGCTGATAATAATATCCTTCAGGATTTGGTATACGACTATTTAATAAAAATATATCATTAGTTAATAAATAATCTTCAATGAATAAAGAACTATTAAACCCAAACTTATGATGAAAATTAGATAAAACTATTTCCCTTTGTTCGAATTGGTTATATTCACAAAAATCCCCATTAATAGTGTCTCCACTTTTTAAATCTTGATTATAATAGAACGGACTTGGGGAACCGGGTCTTGTATAACTCAATGTAGAGATATTACTTGAATTAATACTTGCATTTGCTGAACTCCAATACGGAGAACTCGTATATTCAATATTAAAACCATATCCCTCTTTTAATGCAGGGCTATTTGGTATGTTAGAATTAATTGGTTTATTAAACCACCCAAAATACCCCTTATTAATTAAAGTAATATATAGTTCTGATAGAGGTCGATTTAGATTATCCCTATAAGGTTTAATATTAATATCTTTACTAAAAGTTAATAAATAAGATTGATTATTTTCTTTTTGGGTTATTCTGGCAACATTGTCAGGTGTTAATGAACTATACTCATATTGTCTTTTTACATTAAACCCATTTTGGTCAAACGCGGCTTTAGTTAAAATAGCTTCGTCAACATTTGTAATTATCATATGTTTTCTAATATAATATTTTGATTTGGTTTCCGCTGAATTACTGATATCAACAATTCTTTTAAACGTACCTTCAGTTGAATTTAAGAAGGTTGCTCCGGAATACCCAATATTATATAAATTAAACACATAATTTTCTGAATTATATCCATTATTCCCTAATGAATAAACTTGAAAAACTTTATTTCCATCATATCCTCCCCATCCTCCGTTTATCTCAATTTCAACATATTCACCAACGGTTAAATTATGTTTAACGGGACATACAAACGAAATTAATGGTTGTCCATTAGATAATAATGGATTTACAATATAAAATGGAATACCATCACCTGAAACCCAATTCACACTGTTATTTGAAGTTCTATAATATTGTAACTTTTTAGTATAATCATTCTGATAAGGGTAACTAACATATTGAGTCCAATTATACGTTGAGGCACTTTTATTAATAAACTCAACGTGGGGTGGAGTTGTACCTGAATATGAGGTATACCCTGAGGTACTATTATCAGTCCTCATTAAATCAAACTCAACATATTGAGGATACCCTGACCAACTTGTAGTACCAAACGAATTAACTGAGTTCACATAATAAAGATTATATGTGAATGGTTTATAATCAGGATTTCCTGTTATCCCGCTATAAGCGTTATAAAACAATAAATCTAACTTTGCAGTTAATCTAAAAGTACTTGATTCCTGTCTTTCCTCATCAAATATTTGGGCAAGATTTACGACATTACTTCTATCAAATTCATCAATCTCTTTTTGATTTCCCTCTAAAGGTATTTTAATACCTAAATCAGTATCTATTGAAGATTTGTATCTTTTAGACCCTAAAACTATTGTTGTATCAATTCTATTATCCATTTAACGTTGTTTCTCCAATATATTTACTATAAAATTTATTAATTGCCGTAGAACCTTTTAACAATCCAAAATAAAAATACCAAGGTGCCCCTCCAAGTCCTGGGTTATTTGAATCAGGGGTTGTGACATAATTACCTAAATTAGTAACACCGTTTGAATTAAATAAATAACCTCTTTTATTATAGTCATAAGAAGAAACCCCAACAGGGTATCCACTGCTAAGTCTATCCATTTCTTGGTATTTGATTGCTTGAATATCTCCTGTAGTTGTGGCCCACTCATTAACTTGGGACCCAAACAAAGTTGTTCCTCCATTAATTTTCCATTTATAATGAGGTACTTTTTGAGATTTAATTGGGTTATAATCATAAACAAAACTACTTGTCAATGTATTATATCTAATTGTTCTTCCTGGCGAGATATAATCTCTTATTTGCATATGTTCAGTAGTTGATGAAAAGAAAATCCCCATAACCGTATTATTACTACCTCCTACTCCCGCGGCAATTGCCGATGGTATAACCCCAGGAGCGGCACTAGTACTATAAAAACTAGAATCAAAAGGAATCACACCTACTTGACTATTAATCGCCGCAGATTGTGCAAAATCGGCATCAACTTTTTTACCTGTCCTACTAAACAATCGAGTAATTTGGTCCCCAAATAATCCGTTCCAAAAATTATGGTCAATAATCCTTATGATTGAGAATAGATTAATAGTTTCAGATAAATCATTATATGATGTCATATAAATATTTTTCATATTATACCCATCAAAATTACCATTCAGAGTTATTTGTTTTAAAAACTCCTCCCTAGGTCCCAAATTCATAATGGTAGTTGGTGTTTTCAAATTAACATGATTAGCCCCATCTTGACCATCCGCGGTAGACCCTATGAAATGACCCGAAGAATTGTAAGGAGATGAACGATAATAAAAATTATGTGTCTCGTCATGTAAAACAACCACGTCACCAGGATATTCAGGAGCAAGCATCTGATTATTAGAATCAAAATATCTATTAATTTTAAAAGGAAACGCGTATAAGTTACCATTAATCCAATTATTATTAAATACGTTGGATAACACTCCTTGACATAATGCGTAAAAAAACCTAAATCGATATATCCACTCAACAAAGTTCTCAATATCGGTACCGTAACCTTGGTCCTCAAATAACCCGATTAATGGGTTTCTTACAAATACATAACATCCGTGTTCTATTGTATCGTTACCTTCACACGCAGGGTCAACCGAGAATGTTAATCCATCCCCATGGTAACAGTCCAAATCAACCATGTGTTCACAATCAAAGGTGTTCAAAACATTATTAGAGAACGCATTATTTGTGTTAGTAACACTACCTCCACCATAAGAAGGACTAGCTAAACTACCTCCAACAGTGACAAGTCCTCCATCAGCAAAAACATATGCCCCTATCACGTTATTTTGTTGTAAAACTAAAGTATTATTTAAATTTGGTACAAATTTATCACTCGACGGTAACCTATCACTTCTCATAACAATTTTACTTGAATTGGACATACTAAGAGTTAATCCTGTGGAATAAATTGCTGAATAGTAATTACGAATAGCTCCGTCTCTATACATAAAAGACCCTCCAACGATTGATTCGTGAGTATGGTACTTCCCATCAGTTACCGATGAAGAATAAAAATCATTTGAAACGGGAGTCCACACATCTTGAGCAGAATTCCAAGTCCCCCTACTACTGTATGGAGTGAAATTACTATTTGAATTTCCTGTTTCAATTAGATAAGTGTTCGATGCCGAAACAGAATAGTCTAATTTTGAGTAATAGTTATGTAAAGTTGTAGTATACCCTGTATAGTAAGTCGCATCAGGCGTAAAAATATATGACGGGAAAAATAAATTAAACCCATTATCTATTGTCGCGTTAGTATTTGAAGGTCCCCCAATTACGTTATGTCTAAACATTAATTCGTTACCTGCACTTGTTGAACTCTTAATTGGTATGTTTAGTCGGTAGTCTCCGCTAACCTCATATGCGGGATTAGTAATACTACTTCCGAATATTTTACCTAACCCAAATTTAGTTGGGTACGCCGGTGAATATGGGTCAACACCTCTTTGAATAATTAATATTATCGAATTTTGGTCAACTAAATCTATTGGTTTTATATCTTTCCATATGTGACAATCGTCACCATTAGCCGCGGAATAATATTTATCAATTCTTGTTGAACTATCTACAACTCCTCCAAAACTTGTTATTGGTGATGATAATGCCCCATTATTGGTCAAAGCTCTAAAAGAAGAAACAGTCATACCTGTGATTACTTGGAAGTACTCAATGTCTGATGGATAAATGTAAAGTTTTTGGTCCGTAGCAATATTAGTGGGTACGTTATATACCTTAGTTAAATTATTGGCTTTGTTCGATGGGTCCGCATATTGAATCGTAATAGTACCAGGATAATTAGTAGTCCCACTAATACTACGAGTACCTAAACTATTTGTTGCACCACTCTTAAAATTAGGGTCATTAGATAATGCAGGATTAGTGAAACTAAATAGAGAACCTGCGGAAAATACATTATCAGTACCTGGCTGACATATCACCGCAATAACATTATCAGTGTGGTTAGTTGACGGGTTTGCGGTTGGGTCGTACTGAACTGAGATTTGATTCACTGCCCCTTCATCGTTATAGTATTTAGATTTAGTATTAAATAAATTAATTCTTTCTCCTAATGGTATGTCGCTAGTATCAATAACCGCAGAAACAGTGTCATTAAAAATACCACCTCCACAAGTAGGTGGTAACCAACCCAAAGTACTCTCATTAACAGGAGCAGGTAGTGGTAGATAAGTATCAGTATGCCCTGTAGATTGCACTCCCGCTAACTGTTGTTGTATTACCGTATAATCATCAGAAAATCTCCATTGTGAGGTTGGAAAAAATGTTTCGAAATCACTAATAAGTTTGGTATAAGTGGATGAAATATTTAAAGGTAATATAAAGTTTGACGTTGGTGTTGATGTTGAAGTCTGAGTATTTGAGGCACTTGGTCCTGTTGATGACGATGAATTATTACCTTCGCAATCACAAGCATCACAATCAGGATATGTTAACATTGGTAACCTAATCGGTTTAAAATCAACATCTTTTAACTTTAAGAACGCAATCGTTATTAACACTGCAAGAGCTATCCATATTAATAACATAACTCCATAGTAAATAATCCCCGCAACCCATACTGTAGCCCCAAAACCTACAGAAGGAGTTGCCGCAGCAATAATACCTTCCACCGCGGATGCTATGTGGTCTCCACACCAATACAATAATAATCCATATAGGACGTATTTCAACCAAGGCCATAGAAAGGCAATTACTGAATATATAATTAAAAGAATTAATCCTACAATACCAAGAATAACCAATAAAATATTAAAAATTCTCCAAATTAGTGTTGTATGGAAAACTCCATCGTTAACAGGATAACGGTTAACAGTATCTGAACAAGTGTCGTCATCAATACGTTTAATCCCTATAAATCTTTCTTTATTTGAATTATGTTTATTATTATCCAATAATTCAGATACAGTATAAACCTTATTATAGTCAAACTCATAAAAAGTATCCTCACAGTTTACGATTTCACTAATATCAGGATTTGTTATGTTAATAGGTGTGTTAACAGTATAAGCCGACCAATCTAAACTAAACGCATAAGACCTTTGGGCCGCCAAATAAGCGGTAGGACCTGATGAACCATTTAACGGGTCTGAACCTCCACTTACCCATCCTTTTTCCCTAATATTTGGAACTAAGTAGTAACCTCTTTTATAATCCTCAAAAGTATTATTACTTTGTTGCCACTTAATTTTAAACCTATATTTACCCTTTGTTGGAATTCCCTTTGATGGGTCATCGGATAAAGCTTGTTCCCCAAATTCATTAGTGTAAACATAATCCATATTCATTGGTAAATCGAACATCCATGTTCCATCCCCCTCAATAACTTTACCTCCCTTTGGGATTTCCCCTCTTTTTAATACCGGTAATCCATTGGCATCTCTATATATGGTTTGAGTAATTGCAATAATCTCTCCAGGACCTGTAGTTAATGAACATAGGTTACCTGTTTCTTTTTTAGCAACTCCTTCAGCGTCTACTGCGGTTTTCTCACTAGAACTGACCAACGACCCCATAAAAATTGCCGTAGGTTTAATATCTATATTTGCTTCACTTGTTATGTCAAAATCTGTTCTTGTGATTCCAATTTGACATATATCAGGCTGACCCCAAAATGGAGAAACTTCAATAGTTTTATTTAAAACAATAATTTGAGGTAATTCGTTAAAATTTGGAGATGATTTAAATTTAACACCATCAAATTGTTCTTCAGTTGCAACTCCCATTCTAACTAAGTCTGCAGGAGCTAACGAAAACGGTCCCATATCGGAAACGTCTAAGTTCATTACTAAAGTTTGAGTTCCAACAGGAACTCCAAAAATCATATAATCACCACTATCATTAGTTGTGACTGTAAATTTATAATATTTGTCGTATAACTCTACAACTGTTTGATTAACTAATGCGTCTTTTCTTGTTGGGAATGTTCCTGTCGCAACGTGGTTGTCATAGGATGGTAGATAAGGTAATAAATTAAACTTATACCCATCTTCATTAGTGTCTTCTAAATTTTTGTAAGGGTATAATGTAGAAATAATAGGATTTTCAATGTCCCCTGGTAATATTGGTACAAATACCGCAATCTTAGCGTTCGGAATTCCGTATCCGTTATTTGCAAATACCCTTCCCGCAATAACCCCGTAATCGGAACACATTCTTAGATAGACATCATCTTGTCTTATCTTTAACGATAATATTTCAAGTTGCTCAAAATCTTGGTCAACTTCCACGACAATATTGGTATCTTTACCGGGAACTGCTTTTATTCTATATGATTTACCCATCTAATTTAAATCCTTTTATTTCATAAATAGTTAATGGAACGTTTTTAAAGTTTCCGAGCACAAGTATTTCTATGATATATGACTTATCATAAACATAACCACATTATTTAATAAATAAATTATTAAGTGATAGATACTGTTTGGAAATTCTTAACCTTAACCCTAATATCTTTATTAGGATACCTAATTTGATAAACTTGATTTGGTAATGCAAAAATTGTTCCGTCAACAGACCCAATTTGTTTTGTCGCAGCATCAATATAAGACATTGATGTTTCAGACGATGAGTATTGACCCCCAACATTATTAAAGACTTGGGTATCTGTAACAGACAAAACCCCGTTCTCAGATTGTATAATCCTATTTATTTCAGATAGATTAACATTCTGACCTAATTGTCTAATTGCGGGGCTAAAATAATCTGAAATTTTATTAATGATTGAACTTATTACCGCTCCTTGATTTTGGGTAGCGTCTAAAACCACAGACAATTCAATACTTAAATCAATAACCTCCGCAGTTTCAACTGAAATATAATCATTTAACATTCGATAGTTTGATAGGTATTCCGCTAAGTTATTTAAAAGAGTGTTTGAAACTATCGCGGTCAATGCTCCTGAGGTATCGTAAGATAAAATTTTAACTTTGACTTTATTATCCTCCTCAACTATTGCAACCTTAGCAGGGGCTCCAAATTGAGACGGCATTTTTCTTATTAATGATTCATAGTCATTAATTGTTACCGCTCTATTCTGAGCTGCGAAATTAAATGAAACATAATTTCTAATTTCTTCAAGAGTAGGAAGTCCCGCCCCTCCAATTGCCGCAGTAACGTTATTACAACTTAACGAATTAACTGTGGAAGTATTAATATCTTCAGACGGTCCATTAACAAAAAATGATACAGTACCAATTTGATTAATAACGTTAACCCCTAAATTTGTCGCTAAACCACCACCAACTCGGTATTGAACAAATATCGTTGTGTTTGGTTTTAAAGTACTACCTAATGAAAAGTTATTTAAGTAACTTTGCATACTTTGTACATTTATACCTGTTCTTGCAAATTCTCTAAGTTGGTCTTCCGCGGAAGTATTACCTCCTCCAAAAGTCATTTTCAAAAATCCCTCAGGTGTAAATTCGGTCATGAATCTATCACTTGTAGTGATGTAAGTTCCAACTTTAACTCCTGGTAAATCAGATGGTTTTGTTGGGTCTTCAATAAAAACTCTATCTTGAGATAAAGCGTCTACTTCATACCACTTACCAACTGACGATAAGAAATCTTGGCTTGATGGGACATTTGCATAGTTTGTGCCATCTTTTTGTAAAACGGCAGTTACACCTAAAATGTTTTTCTCAGGTAAAAATAACTCATAAAAAGGTCTAACGTCATTAGGAGTGATTACCTGTTTAAAAACTTTAGTAATTCCATTAACGACTAATTCTCTTTTAGTGATTGTATAATTTATTAAATTATTATTACCATCAAAATTAGGTATTTTTAATCTATTAGGATATCCTTGTGAATTGTATGGTGAATTAAAATCAATATCCGTGACATTTTCAAATACTTGGCCAGCACCAATAACTTGACTTCCTCTTCTTAATATACCTTCATATCTTTCATCATCTTTATCTCCGTTAGCAGGAACGGTAATTGAGAAATCAACTAACGCAACTGAAGGTCTCTGACCCGGTAATTTTAAACCGTAAGTTCTAGCGATATTAAAAATTGATGATTTTTGTTGAGCATACTGTAAAACAGTTTCTTGAATACTTCTATCAATGTGATAGTGTAGGTTATCCGATATCGCGGCGTTTAAATCTAATAACACCGAAAATACCGATGCGTCATTAAAATTGTCAATTAACTCAGGATAGTAGAGTTTTGCAAAATTAATTAATTCAGTCCTTATTGCTTGGAAATCCCTTACGGTATATGATATTCTCTTTTCTGCCATATTAGTTAAATATTAAGTATTACGAAATCTTTCGACCCAAACACATCATCTGTTACAGTATAGTCAATTCTAACTTTGGCAGTATACTCAGCAGTATTCAACCCTGGCATAGTAAATTGTCTATCAATAGCATTTCCTGTTGTTGTAACAACGATAGTTTCTTCCTCACTTGACGCCGCCTTTATAGATATGTTTGTTATTTTTAATTGTGGTAAATATTTTTCACAAGATTCTCTAATATCGGATTCAATGTTATTAAATGTTGGTGAGTCCATTGGTTCAAAGATAAATTCATATAATCTTGTACCAAAATCAGGCAAAAAATATCGAGACCCTTTTCGAGTCAATAATAAGTGAATCAAATCCGTTCTTATCTCGTCGTTGGAGGTTTGAGTTAATCTCAAATATTTCCCCTCATTCGAAATATTAAAAGGGAATGCTATTCCATATGTTTTACCATTTGCCATATACTATAAATATAGTGTCGTAATTATTTCTTATAAATAGCTCAAAAAACAAAATCACGACGTAGTGTCGTGATTAGTGTCGTGATTATTTTTAATTTATGAAGAACATCCAAAACAATCGATTTCAATTCCTTCAGGTTTTGGTGGTAAATTCATATGACTGTAATCAACCTTAGGTGTTTCTACAGTTTGTTTAGGTTGTTTAGTTTTTGAAATGTCAACCGCTAAATGTTTTGCTCCTGTTGAAATTGCTTTAGTTCTAACATAATAACATAATGTTTTCAATCCTTTCTCCCATGAGTGAAAATGTGATGACGAGATTTTAGATAATGTAGGATTTGACATATAAATGTTCATAGATTGTGATTGGTCAATGAACGGTGCTCTGTCGGCTGCCATATCAATTAATTCTCTTTGTGAAATCTCCCAAATAGTTTTATACTTACTAATTAAATGTTCAGTTTTCTCAACTTTTTTAAGATAATTTTTGTCTTCAGGGTCAAGGTAATTATTAAAATTAATGTTTTGGATTGAGCCTTCATTCAATATGATTTCATTTTTTAAATCCTCACACCAAATTCCTAACTTTTCAAAATCGCTAATTAAGTATTTGTTAACAATCATAATTTCACCTCCAACAACTCTTCTATTAAATAAAGCGGAGTGAGCCGGTTCTGTCATTTCAAATGAACCTGTAATCTTAGCTGAAGACGCAACAGGCATCTGAGCGGTGAATAGTGAATTACAAACACCATATTGTTTAACATCTTCTTTTAATGAATTCCAATCTAAGAATAACTCAGATTCTTGTAAACCCCACATATCAAATTGAAAAATTCCTTTTGACATTGGTGAACCTTTAAACAAACTATAAGATTTTCTAATTCCTTTTTTACACAAGTCATTACTTTCAAATATAGCCGCGTAATATATTGCCTCAAAAATACTTTTATTTAGGTTTCTCGCTTCTTCAGATGTGAAGATGTAATCCATTAAATAGAATACGTCCGCAAGTCCTTGAGTTCCAATTGCAATCGCTCTTTGTTCTAAACCACCTTTATTACCTTTTTCAGTTGAGTAGTTGTTTTTATCTACCACATTGTTTAATGCTCTTACAACTTTCTTAACTTCTTCAATTAATAATTTGTAATCAAATTTACCACCTTTAATAAAGTTCTTTAATACCATAGATGACAAAGTACAAATTGCAGTAGTGTTTTCGTCAGTATATTGATAAATCTCGTTACATAAGTTTGATTGTTTAATCACACCGATATTTTGATGATTTGTCTTTTTATTTGCGTTGTCTTTAGAACAAAGATACGGAACACCTGTTTCAACTTGTGACTCAATAATTTTATTCCAAATATTTTGAGCGCTTACTTTTTTACCTAACCCCATTTGAACCGCTTTATTGTAGTTCTCTTCGTACTCGTCACCATAACATTCTTGTAATGGTTTGATACCTGATTTAAGAATATCGTTAGGACAGAATAGATACCAATCTAAGTTGTTTCTAACCGCTCTCATAAAATTATCAGGAATCCATAAAGCAGTGAATAAATCTCTCGCTCTTAATTCTTCAGCACCTGTATTCTTTTTAATCTCAAGTAAATCCATAATATCTTTATGCCAAGGTTCTAAGTAGATAGCCGCACTACCAGGTCTTCTTCCTTGTTGGTTAAAGAATCTTAATGATTCATTAACAATTTTAAGATATTTTAATAATCCTCCGGCAAATCCACCTGATGAATTAATACGACTTTCTTTACTACGAATGTTAGACATACATAACCCAATACCTGCGGCGTCAGACGAATATGTTGAAATATCGTTTAGGGTTGAAAGTAATCCGTCTCTTGAGTCTGAATTATTGTAATGTAAAACACAAGACGCTAACTGAGGAACTTTAGTTCCTGAATTAATCATAATTGGAGTTGCAGGTGAAATAAGTTGGTTAGATAATGAATTATAATAATCCACGGCCTCTTCAAATGTATTTGTAACCCATAAAGCAACCCTCATATACATATGTTGTGGACGTTCAATTACTTTACCCTTTGGGGTTTTTAATAAGTACATCTCAACCAATGACCTCCAAGCAAAATAATCAAAATTATAATCATTTTCATGATTAATTATGGAATCAATTTTTTCAGGACCATACTTCTCAATAGTTTCCATTAATTTATCGTTAATCACACCATCAACGTGCAATACGTGCATTGTTTCACAAAAACTAGGATTTGTTTCTTTATGATATGAAGATATTGCAACTGACGAAGCTAATCTCGAATAATCATGGTGACTTCCCGTATATGCTGCAGCAATCTCATATATTAATTTATCTAATTCTTTTGTTGTGACTAACCCTTCGGTTGGTACCGAAGTAATCACTTTAATGAATATCTCATCAGAATTAACGTTCAATCCTTTGGCCGCTCGTTTTATTCTTTGATATATTTTTTGAGGGTTGAACGATACGTCGTCGCCTTCTCTTTTAGTTATTTTTAATGACATCTTTCTTATTTTTATTTATTAAAAATCATCGGTAAATGATAGTGATTCTCCAAGTTTAGCTTTTTGGTATTCCATTGTTCTCGATTCAAAAAAGTTACCTTTTGTCTCAACCGCAATTTGTTCCATAAATTTAAATGGTTGTTCTACATTAAATTCTTTTTTACATTCAAGTTTAACTAATAAACCGTCAGTAACAAATTCAAGGTATTGTTTCATTAAATTTGAATTCATACCAATAAGTGAAACTGGTAATGATTCAGTAATAAACTCTTTTTCAATCTCTAATGCCGATAATAATATTTCTCTAATTCTTTCTTCACTTGGTTTGTTTTCAATATGATTGTTCAATAAGTGAATTGCAAAATCACAATGTAAATTTTCGTCTTTAAAAATTAACGAATTAGCGTTACATAATCCTTGCATAATACCTCGTGATTTTAACCAAAAAATTGAACAAAAAGAACCTGAGAAGAAAATTCCTTCGACCGCAGCAAAAGCAATTAATCGTTCTTCAAATGTCGCGTTTTTAATCCAATCCAAAGCCCAAGAAGCTTTCTTCTGAACCGCCGGTAATCGGTCAATTGCGTGGAAACATTCATCCTTTTCCTCAGGATTAGAAACGTAAGTATCAATCAATAATGAATACATTAATGAGTGAATGTTTTCCGCCATAAGTTGGAACCCGTAAAAGAATTTTGCTTCAGGATACTGAACTTCTTTTAAAAAGTTTTCGGCCAAGTTTTCATTAACAATTCCATCAGATGCTGCAAAAAATGATAATACATTTTTTACAAAGTATCTTTCATTATCAGATAGGTTTTCCCAATCTCTAACATCGTTAGATAAATCGACTTCTTCCGCAGTCCAAAAAGCCGCTTGATGTTGTTTATAAAATTCCCATATATCATTGTGTTCGATAGGGAAGATGACAAACCTGTTGGGATTTTCAACCAATATTTTTTCCATAGTAATTAATTTTTTTTTAAGATTGTTTTTGTTTTTCTTTTTCTCTCTCTTTTCGTTTCTCTAAGAGCTCTTTTACTCTATCTCTTTGTTTTTCTTCTTTTTGTTCTTCAAATCCTAAAAATGTAACAGAACTTTCAGTATCAATTTCGATAAGTTCATTGTCAAATTTACAATTCTCAAATACAACACCATCAGAGCCAATACGAGATTTAGTAATTGCGATAGTCGCTAGTTTCATTTCTTTTTGTTGTAGTGTCTTAGCCACGGAAATGATAACGTGTCCAACTTGCGCCTTTTTAATGGACCCACCCATTTGGTCAGTAGTAACTACTTCTGATGAAATAGAGGAACGGTTTCCTTGAGTTGCGGTCCATCCAACAATGTTCAATTCATGACACATTGCCTCAAAACCTCTCATAACAGAACCCTCACTCTTCCACTCATCACCAAGGTTTTTATCAGGGACAACACAATCAATATAATCTAAAAGAATCATATCAATTTTATTTCCCTCGGCAATCATTTTTCTAACTTGATTTTTGATTTGCATCATAGTCAAAGTATCTGAAGGTAACTTTTTAAGGGTTAACTTATTAACCATAGTTTCCTTAATTTCAGTAATTTTTGCCATTACCTCTTCTTTTTGTGTTTGTAAATTGTCAGGAGCAATCCCTGTCCAAAGTGTAAAATGTTTTCTCTGAATAATCTTTGGATTATCTTCAAAGAATATTTGCAATATGTTATAACCTAAGTTAAAACCATGATTTGCAATTTTAGTAAGTAAAGTAGATTTACCTACGCCTGTTGGGGCTAAAATAACACCAATCTCTCCTTTCGCTAAACCACCCTTAAGTAGTTTATCAATTCCCGGTATTCCCATAGGAACCGGATGTCTATAGTCATCATTTAGAACCTCGTCTAAATTATGAAATACATCTTCTGTACCTTTATCAACCTCTCCAACCTGTAATGCTTTACTAACCATCTCTTCAAGTGTGTCGTAGTTTTCGAACTCTCCTCCATCGATGATTTTTTGAGCTTTGGTCATAACTTTCTGTAACTCTTGTTGTTTACAGAATTTTAACGCCTTTTCCTGAACATACGTACTTCCTTCAAGTGGTGCTTCCATAACCTTAGTAACCGTGTCTAAAACCATTCTGGCAGCTAATTCCTGTTGGATTTCGGACTTCGCAATTTGGTTTAAGGTCTCATAAGAAGGACTTGATTCGTACTTTTTGTAGTATTCTTTAATCATCTGAATGATTAATTTAAAATACTTGTTTTCGAAATAATTTAGTTCAATAACATCAATAATTGAGCGAGCGAATTCTTTGTCAATGATTACTTGATTAAGAAGTTGTAGTTGAAAGGTTTCCCCTAAATAATTAAAATTTTTGCCTGAATTCATACTCTGATTTGTTTGTGTAATTGATAAATATTATACCTCAAGTGGAAGGCCAAGATATTCGTAAGTTAAATTTTCATCTGAAAAAATGTCAGTTAAACCCTTTAGTATATTTTTTAGGTATGGGCGTACGTCAACGGTATATCTTACCTTTGGTGGGTATAATTTAGCGTTAAATTGTCTATGACAAATTGTCTCATCTCCAATCTTAATAAAGATGTTGAAGTTCTCAGC